TTCATTTCTCCCCATTCTTCTGGAGTGTATTCAAACGGTAGGTTTGCTCTTTTTAAGGAGATATCATTATCCTTAAACGGAGAGTTATGAATTCCTTTGATGTCGAATCCGTCATTTTCAATATCATCCAATAACCTATTGATTCTAACAGTTGTCCATACTGATGTGTTTGTGTCATCATCACCACCGGACATGTTTGATATTTTTCTAGGAGTAAACGCGCCCCTGTTTGACATTATATCTTTCATCGGCTTAGAGTATTTCGTTAAGGTCTATAAAATCGTCAGTATCCTCATCGTCCTGGATCTGAATGTTTCTTTCACGCATTAGATCCGCCTTCTTAGTAGGATCAATCAGACCTCCGGTAGGAACCTGAGTACCGTCTGTTTTTGGTTCAGACGGCAGGCTCTTTATTAGGTTTTTAGTACCTACTGTTATAAAGAACTGACCTTCGTCTGGGCTAGAACCAATCTGTTGGGAATCTGGGTTCACTGGAGCCTCACTATTTAGCTTCCTATAAGTATCTTCTAGAAACAAGATGTAGTTTGCCTGCATCTTTGTAATCGAAGCCATCTTATCTTGTAACTGACCCATCACCTCAATCAGACGAGGATGAGTGTTACCTGAAGTTATTTCTTCCATCACCTTGATGATGGTTATCTTGATCGTCTTTAATTGAAAGAAAAGGTTTGAAATGTTTATGGTATCGAGCTCCTTCTTATGCTTGGCATAATCGTTTTCTTCAAATATCCCTACATCAACAAAGTTCTTAAATAAAGAGTCAGTTATTTGCCTCGCTTTTTTGGTGAACTGATTACTCATTTCCTCAAAGTCATAAGGGCTTTCTTTTTTAGTCTGTTCAGATACGTCAGTATCGACCACTAAATCAGTATGAGTCTCCTGACCGATGGCACTCAATAGACTGCTAATCTCGTCTTTTAAGTGGCGACGGTTTTCTTGGCTCATGCCTCCGGTTTTTCCTTTAGCCATATAATCTATCTTATCTTGTTTTCGTGTTTATCAAGAGCAGGATTAGCAAATATCTTTATTTGTTTTACTGACTCTACCCATTCATAGATCATTTTATCGGTCTGTGCTATGAAGTAGTCTAAAGTCTCATTCACACCAAACATGTAAGACGAGATTGAATTCTTCATGATCTTGTCTCGATAATCATATCCGACATTGAGTCTTTTCTCTTTTCTGGTGTAAATCGGTCTAAATTTGCTGTCTTTTACCATGCTCTTTTTATTTTCTATTAATTATGTCCTTTATCTGTATGTTAACTGGGCCTAAGGCATCATCAGTTATTCCGGTCGAATAGATGTTTCCATATCGATCAGTAAAACCTCCTCGTATTAACGGAAGCTCCCTTTCAGAGATGATTATGTCATTGAATGAATCTATGCCGATATCAGCGGCAGCTGGGTTAGCTATCTTAGATATCTCGTTCTTTTTACAAACGATGTTCACTGAGACTGAATCTACACCGTTTATCTCTTCTACTATCTTTATTATGTCACTCTTCGGTATTCTATCGCGACGTGTGGTCTCAATAAAGAATTTCCCGATTGAGTTTAGGATGTCTCTCTTGATTATGTCAGTGGTAACGTCATCATAAACGATTATGGAAACGTTTAATACGTATTCACTAGGTATCGGGTCAATTATCTGAATGTCAGTAGATATCAGCTTAGTCCCGCATTTTTCAATGTATTGTAGTAAAGAGTTCTTTTGGAAGTCACTCATTATGAAACGATTGATGTCTGCACTGAAATAGTCCTGCGGTGAAGCGAAAGTCTTTCTGATGTCTGGCACCAAATATAGGTTTAAGATCCTATTATCGGTCGCACTTAAATAGACATTAATTATAGAGAAAAGCTTGAGTCTTCGTAATACGCTCTCATAGTGATCAATGTTGACTAGTGCAAAACTTTTAGATTGTTTGGGTGCAATAAGCTTAGTAAGTTTAGAATCCTCAGGATTTACTCCAAAGAAAGGAGGATTTGTCGTAGAGATATCGACATATTCATTAAGATCTATTTCGTCACCTAATAAACTAAATCCGGTGTCAACGAATTCGAAGGTAACTGAGCTATTGTCTTCGGTCCTAATGTTTCCTAGCACACCATCGTTTATGATGTATTCAATAATTATCTCCGACCCATTTGGTGGAATCTTTCCATAATTGTAATTTCCAAAGTAGATGTCAAGTCCGCTCGTTATCCCAGTCCTTGCAATGAACCCGTTTTCGTTTCTAGGCATGTCTAAGATGGACTCATATCTTGTCCACTTCTCTCCGTTAACGTATGCGTTTACATAGAAGTTATCAATGTGAAAGTTTTGTGGACTGCCTATTGAGAAGCTTGTGACAGGAAGTCCTGTTCCAGTGACCGTTTGTTTTTCGACCGTTCCCTGTCTAATTGCTAGTCGCAGTCCGTTACTTGAACCATTGAAATTAAATTTTATCTCGTCCTGAGGAAGTTCAATGACATACGGAAGACCGTTATTTAAACAACGAATCTTAGTTAAGTTTGGAATTATCACCATATCAGTAGGAAACTCGGTCTCCCCTGAAAATATAGATAAGCTTATTTCCCCAGTCGCCGACACTGCTCTACTTGGATTGTGGCCGGCTAGCGCAGCTAATGAATAGATTGAAGTAAGTCGAGTCGCCTCATTTATATTGAGCTCAGTGATTGAGTCTTCAATGTAATAAAATACGAGTTGAGTCAAGTTCTCAGTCACCAATAGCAACTGACCGTATGGAGATGCTGCAGTAAATATGTTTCGACTCTGTCCAAACTTTGTAGTTAAGGTATTGATCGTCTGACCTAATATGTCTTGAATATAGGTTGACAACCTATTTAACACCTTAAAGTTCTCAGTAGCACTTGCCATCTATGTTTTTCGATTTATTTTATTTATCCGTTCCAAAAAAGGTAAACCTATACTCCTTCGGATACTCAAACCTTATTTAAACAGATAAATAGAATAAAGTAGGTTTCATGTTTAAGTCATTAGACGATAAAAATATCTACGAAAGCACAAAGCTTTCATTCAATTTTGACTTCTTTTCTCCATTAAGTAGGAAAGAAGCTGCATCCAAGCTAGCCAAGGCATTGGGTGTAAAAATCATGTGGTCAAATAAGCTGGCAAAGGCATACGAATCAAACTCTGGAGAGTTTAAGCTTGTTCCTACCTATTCTAAAGGATATAAGGAACTTTCTTTTTCGACAGGTTTCCTACCTTATCACGAAGCAGTGCATCTGTTCTTAAAGACGATGAATGTGATAGATGAGATAGGTTTTACAACTGATCGGTGTGGAGTAAAGACGTCCATTGTAATGAATGAACGTAAGCTAGGAATATCTACTGGAATAGATAAGTTGAATAGATTAAAATATTTGGTAGGCCTTGATGAAAAACAGATATTTGAATGGTGGCCACAAAACGACACCGAATCAAAGCTCGTTTATCAGGGACAAGTAGGTCATATTAAGATCAAAAAGGCGTATGAGACACTGGTTTCTACTTCTCTATTTGAAAGGCTAGATCCTCATCACTTGGCTCTAGTAGAGTCTGATTTTTTCGGCAACGACTTCTCTAAACTAAACGAGAAGGTTCTTTCTATCAATTATATCGGAGGAAAGAACTATACTAAAAAGAAAAGAGAATCGATTGATACTATAAACCTAGTTATAGGAAGAATCCATGAGACTTTAAAGAATGGGGCAAACTATTCTGATTCAGAAAAAAGAAAGATAGAAGATCTTACTGAATCTATGAAGGGCGCTCTATTAAAGACTAGAACATATACTAGCTTTAAATCAGCCTTCCCAGACGCAGTTCTTTCGATCGATCTAAGAAGAAACGAACAGACAATTGAGTCAGAATATGCTAGGCTAAGAGAAAAGCTTTTTGAGTTTGCATTAGCCGGCGGAATAGAAGAAGCCTTTTTTAATTGGGACAGCATACGAAAGAAGTTCCAAGTAAAAGGCGCAAAGTTCAAGAACAACTTAATGCTTGAGAGTGCTGAGTTTTTTGACTGTACGATTGAGGGAGAATTGAAAAATTGTCTAATCGATAGCTGCATAGTTAGAAACTCAAAGCTGACTGAATGTGCACTCAATGCAAACAACATGATAAAGTTTTCAAAGCTATATGATTGTGAATATTTAGGAGGAGCAAATGAGATATCTTTAAGCTTCTTAGAAAACTCAGAAAATAAGCCAATCTTTGCAGATCTAAGAGAGTGCTTGATTTATAAAGGGACTCTTTCTTTGCAGGCAACAGTCGACTCTTCTACTAAGATAGTAGAATAATTAGTTTTACACGATAGGCGCCTCAATTGCCGAATAAATAAAAAAAATAACAGCATAGGAAGATGTCTATTTATACAAATTTGAACTCTACGAGACAGTTGACTACGTCGAGTCTTACCTCTATTGTAGACATTACTAACCTAAATTTCAAGAGCCTTTCTTCTGCTACCTTAGAGTTTCTCAATAAAATTCAATACGATGAGACGAATAACAACTTCACGGTAAACACCGGAAGCTTTCAATTTGTTAACATCGAGAACACCTTGGCACTTAAGACAGATGGGATAACTACCTTTTCAATAGACTCTTTAGGTAGGGCAGAGGGACAAGAATTTCTAGTGAAAGTCGCTGAGGCAAAGCGATACAGATTTACTGATTTTAACGATTGGCCTGACCAGGGAGTTCCTGGAGAGGTGATCTACACTGGAATCCAAAACCAGAAACCGCAATTCGGAGAAGACTTCATAGGTTACTTACAGAGTAAGGGCTGGGTGAGTCTTACTGAGGGCGGAATCTCAAATTACTTGACGCTAGTTGAGCTAGACGGTAGCCCGCCAGTTCCACCGAATCCGGCGGTAAACAATGGTATTGTTTGGATAGGTTCGCCTGGTTTCCAAAATACATACACACCGACTACTCAGACTGTTTATTATACTGACGAGAACGGTCAGATCTTTGACCTTACTTATTCTACGGGTGCACCCGGACCTCAGGGTCCTGCTGGATCGACTGGTCCTGCTGGATCGACTGGTCCTGCTGGACCAGCTGGACCTGCTGGTACCAGCTTGATGAAGTCATACGTTTTAAAGATTCTTTATAATGGCGGTTCGATTGATGCAAGTACTCCTTTCCTAGCTGCACAGGATCCAGACGGAAATGACTTACTGTCTGAACCAGGATGGACTTTCACTAGAAATGGTGCAAATCAAATAACGATAATTCACCCAGTATCACAAACTGCTATAAACTTCGTAACACATGCAGAAAACACCACGAATACTTTTGTGACTAAGGCAATAACTGGTGCTGGAACTGGAACAACTGCTAAACAAGACATGGCTACTACGACTATTGTAATTATTGGACTTTCATCTTCATTTACTGGAGTTAATCCAGGTGCAGGATATAATTTATATCTTACTTGGCAGTTCTCAGACAACACAATATTCATTTAAAAATTGAAAACAAAAGAGATTAGATATGGCACAAATTCCTAGATTACCTGTTACAATGATTGCATCCGTAAGGAGTGGATCTGTCTCAGTCTCTAGAACGTATAACAATGCATCCAGCATTTATGATGGATTTCCTTACGAGTTTGATTGTATATTGGACATAGTGCCATTAAGCACGTCTGAAGATCCAAACTATGAGTTTAACGCAAACGACATAAAGGTCGGAATGTGGATTCTTCAGCAATCTGGACTAGCCTTTGAAATAGTTTCAGTGACGATAAACACTGGAGCTGAGGCGCAAGTAACGCTAAGAGACACTAATCTCTATAACCTAGTTAGTGACTATACATTTAATGGGAATAACTATCCACAGGAAGTATTCAATGGCGTGATCTTTTCACTCTCTGAAAAAGGAGACCCTATCTTACCGGCAATACAGTTAATGTCTGCAAGTTTACCTGACATTGGATATTGGATAAACGATGCCTATGCTAGGTTTCAATATCGTAATTTTGCAATAGGCCATTACAACTTTGATCCAAATAACTTAATCTATTCATCATATTCAGTAGGCCAATTAGTCTATATAGGACTTTCTGGATTAGACTATGTTTTCCTACCTGTAGACGAGACAAATACAACAGAGGTGAAAAAAGCCTTTGGTACGATCTCGTCAGTGAACGAACCGGAAGACGGAAATCTTACGGTACGACCGTTTGGTAGAATAATAACAACAGACTTTGCTCTTCCTGGAAATCCAGGAGACGTATTATACTATGATTCAGCAGCAAGTCCTTCATATACTACTAATATTGAGCCTGCATCTAATCCAATCCCTGTCTATATTAAGATAGACACACATTCAGCATCTTACTTATATCCTGCATCTGCTGGTGGCGGATCTGCAACTACGAGCGGTACTTCAGGTAACACTGGAACATCAGGTACTTCAGGAATAGATGGTACTAGCGGTACTTCAGGAATAGACGGCACTTCAGGTACCTCCGGAATTAACGGAACG